CAACGCACCAGCAATGTTCTTGATTGATTCGCTTTTATTCATAGAGTTTTGTTTTATAAAAAGTTAGTTTGTTGTCCGATCATAAATAATACGGTGAATCTTGTCGGCTCCCAACAAAAAAATCCTTCCGAGTTGATGCCGTCAAATTCCTTAGTCACACAATCACCGAATCCCACTTGTCGGTAGTTTGCATAATCTTTCAGCTCATCAAAGTGATTGTTGATAAGCCAATTGTCAACCGCCTCAATTGTGTAGACATACTTCTCTTCGCAGATACGACCTTTCACAGTCAGAATCCATCCATTGATTGCCAACTCAATCATTGTTGACCTCCCTCAATGCAATCTCAATGACGGCTTTTGCTTTTGGACTAACGATGTTCCCATCGACTAAATACTTTCTGACAGTTGGAAGTGACACTCCGGTCTTCCGTGCTACAATCTGAAAAAGACCTTGTCTTCGTTTCAGTTTGATTGTTTCAATTGCTTTTGCGTAATCCATAACGACACAAAAGTAAAATAAACAAATCAATAATGCAAATAAACTTTACTTTTAATTATATTTTTATGTCCTCCGAGAATATCAAATCCCCAAAACGAGCGTTCAACTCGTTGACCAATTCCATCTGAATTGATTCCGTGAATGCCTTTTCCAAGAATGGTTGTGCCTTTGTTCCGCTTCGGTGAATCTTTTTGGCAATGGCTTTGGCAAGTGAATCGTAGGTTTGACCTTCAGATGGTTTGATACCTTTTTGACTGATCCAAGTTTTTAACGATTGCCACAAGTACGGAGTGCCTTCAATATGTCCTCCTCGTGTTGGCTTTCTTCCGTATTCGATGAATTCCCAATAATCCTCAGCCACAAGAATGGTGTTGATTGATGTGGGTGACTTGGTGATGTTTCCTGGTGCAAAGGATTGTCGGAGTTTGGATGATGCGTTTGTTCCATTGGCATCAAGATTCGCCCAAATTGGTGGAATCACCTTTTTGTTCCACCATTCAACGATGATTTGCTGAAGGAGTGAACCTTGAGATGCATCACCTAAATAAGTATCAAGGGCATCAGGCAATTTGGATAAATCTATTTCAGCCACATCACAACGCTTAAAATAGTTAGGACTACACTCAGCATCTTGTAACTGATTAAAGTGCGTGAGATGGCTTTGTTTCGCTTGACAAGGGCATTGTTGTCATCCTTCAGGTATCCGATGTTTGTCTTTTGCTTACCAATGATGGAATCTTGCTGATCAATGATGACGGAATCCGATGTCACAATTTTGCGAAGAATTGTGACTTGCCTTCTTGCAATTGCACCCTTGACCAAATAATGGTTTGCTTCTTGGATTACACAAGTATCCACCAACACTTGTCCATTACTGGTCAAAGGAATGAGAAACAACAAGAACCACATTCTACAAAGTAGCACTTTTGGGCGATTGTTTTTCTTTGGTTTCAATGAGCTTGTCAAGATACCATTTGGCTTTGTATAAATCCTCAAGTCCATTTTTATCTTCGCACCTCCAAATGTATTTGATTATGTTCCCGGTGCAAACTGCGATGATTCCTTTTTTATTAGTAGTTGCTGATTCAATCGCATCAATGCACTCGATTAATCCTTGTTTATAGTGTTTCGGGTTGACTGCATCCATCTCTTTACAAATATATCATATTCTTCTTCCAGTATAAACGAATGACCACCGAGCATATAAACAATGCAATACTCGTGGTAAGCACTCACCCCAACAATTTGTGCAGAATCAATCGCACCATCTTCAACGATTTCAACGATGTCTGATTCTCCTTCAATCAAACCCATCCAGTTCTCGTTCTTTTGCTCGTGTACAATTTGAACCTTTAAGATCATATCCGTTTGCGTTTTTTTAACTTATAGAATTTGACCGTTGATTATTTTGAAGTTGTCGACATGAAACGATAAATCCTCATTGACGGTTACATAGGCAAATCCATTCGACCATTTGGTGTAGGCGTAAGGACGATATTCAGGTGACAAGTTGCAAAGTGAACCCATTGACCAAACGCCAACTTGTTCTCCGTGCAGATTGTTTTCTGAGTGATGAGATACTTGGTGATAGTGACCTACAATTGTTGATGCCTTTGCTTTCAAGAAGAATCCTCGTGCCGGGTTTACTGGTGAGAATACTGATTCCCCAAGTTCGTGACCGTGCAACACCGTCAACTTTCCAAGTTTGATCATTTCACGATTGACGGGTATGATGTTGTAGGTGTGCAAATGCAACAAAGATTCCAAACTCACATCGTTAAGGTCAGCCAGTTCACGAGCATTCCTCCATATGTAAGCTCTCATCCTTTCCTCGTGGTTTCCAATCTTGTAGTAAATGGGTTGTGTTGGGAACAACTCTCGCAAATACTTGAAAAAGTTTCTTCCCATTTCCAATTCTTCCGAGATTTTTGGTCTGCGGATTTCCTTTGAGAACCTGCTCACATCATAACAATCAAGAATATCACCATTCAAGATGATACAATCAGGCACATTGGTTGCTCCGTAATTTAGTGCAGCCGTCAAAGCTTCTTCATCGTGGAAAGGAAGGTGAATGTCTGAAAGTATCAAATACTTTCCTTCGCCCAAAACAACGGGAATCATATCCTCAGCTCGTGAAAGGATATTCAGTTTTGCCAATCCTTCTTTGATCGAAGAATGTGTTGGCTTATCTATGTGATTTTGATTCATTGCACATTTTGCACCCATATCTCCACTTGCACCCTTGTAATAACGCACCCTATTTCTCGCAACTTCTAAACTTGGAAACAATCCCTCCTCCTTTGTGAATATCATTGATGCCAAAGTTCGGTTAGGCAATTCAGGAAATTGAAGAATGTATTTTTTAACAATTTCTTGTTTAAGTGTTTTCATAGAGTTGTGTCAAGTGTACGATGTAACTCAATGGCTTGTTTCAGACCTTGTGACGAACTTTTGAATGTATCAAGGTAGATTGTATCCAAGTGATTAAGATATTTGATTAGAACGCTTCGTTTGATTTTCTCCCTTTCAACGATTCTTTCGTGCATTTCTACCTTCAATAGTGTTTTTGGCTTTGGATGTTCTTCAAAATTGAACATCGCCCAAATCACACTACACAGGTACAACGCAACTATTAGAGAGATAAGGAGTGAGAACTTGGAAGTTGATTGCATATCCAGCCAGTATATCAGTTTTTGAATCATAGAATGGTGATGCGTTTCCGTTGATGCTCAACTCAAAGTCACCATCGGCTTGATTGTTGTTGTCGACCAAAGCAAAGATGTCTGCCATAATTTGTGCCGTATCCGAAAGAACTTCAATTGTGTTGCTTTCAGATTCAAACACACGATCCATCACAATCAATGCAAAGTTGTAGGTCATCAACTTTCCAGTTGACTGCAAATTAAAGCCATCTGGATACAACCACACCAATGGATAATACTCGACATTCTCAACCGTCAAATTCGACTGCTGACCAACACCAAAGTGACCGACCATTTTATGGCTTTCGGCTGCGGTCTGAATCTTTTTGATTATTTGGTTTAATGTCATTTTTTAGGAATTTGAGAAGTTTGGCTTCGTTGTTTTTTTGCCACTTATTTGTCCTCGTGGGGGAAGTCATAGTTGAAGAAACAATCGTCATATCTTAGTGGTAAATAAATGCCTCCGCTGAATGCAGTTGATTTCGGTCTGATGGTGTCAATCGTGTTGCCGGGATTCAAGAACAATGGATAATCAGTTGTGTTTGTACGGAGATAATCACGCAATCTATTTGCATAGTATTCCGCTTTGTCACGATATCTGCCTTCAATCAATGTCATCTCTTCAACCGATACTGCACGAGCATTGTCCGATTCACGAGATGCAACCGATTTATTCATCAACTTGAATGTCATTGGCAACATTGCCTCAGTCAAAGTGTAGTACTTCAAACAAGGTGCAATGTATGAATCCAAAAGGGTTGTGTTTAAGTTGGTCAAAGTTCCTGCAAACGCTTGTGTCTGCAACTGGTTGTAAATACCCGAACCAATCACATCACGGATGTAGATTTCCTGAGCTTCTTTGATTGCTGACTTCAGCAGTTTGTCGTCAACATTCTCATTCAAAGGTGTGTTGTCCTTCAAATAGGTTGTTGATATGAAATATACAAAGTTTGTCATACGTACTGCCATTTATAACCACCCGCACTTTTCCTTATTGCTGAACCTGCAGCAACGGCAGAAATACTGCGATGGTCTATGTTTGTTTTTCTATGTGCTTGTCTCACACTATCAAATATCTGAATCACGATATTGTCACGGCTTAACATTGCAACTTTCTTTTTTAATGGCGAACTGTCAAACATTTTTTTCCTCGTTTCTTCGGTAGCAAGTTGACCTTTTCTTGACGGAAGTTTTGTGTCCATCATATTAACCAAATTGCTAAATGAATTAATATATTTTGTTTCTAAGATAAATGCTTCAGATTCATCTGTTGTTTTATCTAATTCAACAAACAACAACTTTCCTCCGTTGTCCATTATACTTTCAATCAATTGTTTTTTCTGTAAATTGTTTTCAATTTTATTTTTTGAGATATGTTCACCTAATCTCGCTTTGGGTCGCTTAGTTTGTCCAACATAAAATATCTGACCAGTTAAAGAATTGATTAAGCCGTATATGTAAATTGTTCTTTTCATACTTATATATAGCAAAATCAATTCTCTGTAGCCACATTTACTTTATCCTTCTGAGCAGTTCTTGTTTCCACACGTGTCTGCATTGTGGAACATTCACATCTCTCACTGGATCGTGATACCATCCACCTCGTCTTGACCAAACATCAATCCCCGTTTCACTCTGAGCCGACATCGCATCAATATCCGCACGAGAATAAACTCTATTGCTTTGAACAATTTGACGGCAAAACTCACGAGAACCGGGTATGATTATTCCACCTGATATTCCTGG